ATTTAAGAAGAATAAAAACTCTGTATCTTTCAAATGATCCAGAATTTGATTCAACATCAACTATAGCCATATCTAACTGGCCCTCAAGCTCTTATGTTTATGATCCTGACTATGACTATGAGTACACCTTAAACCCATTATATTTCTTTGACACCACATTAAATCAAGGAACAATGGCCGCTCCAATAGCTGGTACTGGTTTATTCAAGGTTTACAATTGGCCTTTAAGCGCATCTGGTGGTCTTTCAACTGTTTATATGAAGGCAGTGCTTGAAGGCCCCAATGGTACCGATATTGAGTATCCAATGGGTTATGGAATTTTTGATCAAATTAGGTGGGAAGGACAAATACCCGTAAATCCTGATTTTCCAGAAATTCCAAGTGCAAAAACTGGATATACTGGCAAAAATACACTCTTATCTTTTGTAAGTGGAAATCAAGTAGCAGCACAAACAGAATCTTCAGGAATTGGAAGATATGTAGCAAGTGTATATGAAATTTCTAATACTGGTGGAACATACGATGCTTATTCTGCTCGTAATAGTGTCAAAAGAACACTTATCCCATCAGCTTCAATAGCATCTACAACCCTTAATACATTTAGATATTTTGATGGAAATTATTCTTCTTCATCACTTTCTTTAGGTGCAAACATTGGACTAACAAGTGCAAGTTATGGTAAAGGTGCATTTTTCTACAGCAGAACAAAATTAGCATCATCTACAAACAAAACTGATTTCTATACACAAGCTGGATTTTCATTCACAACTTCTGGAGTTGCAGTAACTTCACAAGCATTTATGAAACTTTATGCTGCTCCTGATACAAGTGCAAATGGTAATGAAATTGTTTGTAGAGTAGATATACCAAACAATGACAATCCTATAGCATATCTTTACACAAGAATAAATGGTTCAGACAGTGCTAGCAAACAAACTACTACATTACCTCACAGTATTCTACCGTTATTACAATCCGGCGGTGTTATGGAAATGTATTACTCCTCAATGGGTACTACAAATTTATGTATGGTAGAAGCTTATTACACACCATATTTAGATCAATCTGTAGCATCAAAGAAGAGTTATTTGTTAGGCAATGCTATTTTGACATCTTTTGGTAGTTCATCTGTAGGTAGTGCTTTCGGCTATCAAATTTCCCAAGCTACAGGAACAACTTTTTCTGGCGGATTAGTTCTTGAGGAGCTATTTATAGCTCAGGGAAAATCTAAACTTTCTATTGACATTGGTGACTGTACTAATGATGACATATCAATTATTAATTCACCAGTGACAGAAATCGAGTATGGCTGGAGTGATTCTGTAAATGAAGATTTTATTGTACTTACTGATGCTCCTTCTGATTTAACTTTCACTACTAATGTTACCCCTCAGTTATATGAAATTGACAAGTTGGATAGCACAGGGACATATGCAGTTCCAGTACATTATGAACTTCAATTATATAAACCATCCTTAAGCAACAGATGTAGATTTGAATTAGCTTTCAAACACGGATCTGATGATGTATATGTTGCTTTTAGTTCAGTTTCCTCATACAGATCACATACTCAGAACAATCTCACCGTAAATTGGGATAGACCTTTTGGCGTAAGATGTGATGATGGATTTGCTTATTCTGATGCTCCACTTAATGCTCCAACTATTTTAGTTAAGTTTAGTGGAGAAAAGAATGAAATTTCTGTTTCCTACAGAGGCGAAGATAACAAACTTAAGAGACAAGTATTAAGATCATATCAGCCTCAAGCAGATATTACAAAATTCTTATTTGAAATTACAGATCAATTACCAAATTCTTACACTGGTAGATTCAAGAACAAAACATATACTGGAACATTCTTGCTAGTTAAGGAACTTACCGGAAGTGGTATCAATGTTGTTGGTGTTGTTGATATGCTTTTACCTATCAACTCAAACACTTCAGGATTAGGCTATTTTGCTAGTTTTGGTGTAAGAAAAAGCTCTTATAATTCTGATGGCTCTACATATTTCCAAGATCTTAAATGGTCTGGAATTCCCAATTTGTTCAAAGAGCAATTTGATAATGATAGTACAATCAAAACTACACTTTTGTCAGACGAAGGATTTACAAATTCAAAGCACTATTTGGGTCAAAAATTATTAAGTGGGCTAACTGACTTAATTGACTTTCAATATGAGACTGCAAGTACTTTACCAAAATTAACTCTTGATGCTAAATATTATAGTTTCACACCATTACCAAACACTCCAACATATTCATCTAATAGATTGAGTGCTGGAACTGCTGGCACTTTAGTTTTAAATGGTGGTTTTGTAACGTCTACATCAGATTATGTCTTTGTAGCAGGTCAAGCAACTACATCACAAAATGGCGTTTATTATCAATCAAGAGTTGGAACAGCAACAACAACTTGGAGATTAGATAGAGTTTCTGAAATGAATGCTAGCGAAGAAGTTTATCCAGGAATGCTTGTTAGAATTCCAATGGATTATAATTTGGCTAGTACAAAATGGTATTTAACAACACCTGATCCTATTACTTTAGGAACTTCTAATTTGACATTTAGTGCTACACAACCAACTCCAGATCAGATTTCTTTAACAACTACTGGTACTAATATTTCAATTACTAACATAACTTCTTTGACAATCGATGGAACTGCACTGTCATCTCTAACAGTTGGAAGTAAGATTCTTGTCAAAGATCAAATAGACAACACTGAAAATGGAGTTTATATCAAATCTGTTTCAGGATTCGCTATAACCACTACAGATTACAATATGCCTTTGAGAGTTACTGGAGGAACCATAAATGCTAACACAAATTGGTACAAATCCAATGTTACATTCAATGGTAATTTAGTTGACAGATTTATAAGCACTACTTTCTTTAAATCTATAACTATTGGTGAAATTTCAAGTTTTGTATCTTCAACAAAACCAAAATTATTTGAATTTAAATTACATTGGGATGCTAATGATAAATCTTTCCCAATGGACCAATTAAAAATAAGATTCTTTGGAAATATTGGTTCTTTACCAGACTACAGTAATCCATTGACATCTTGGAAATCTATTTCTTACAATCCATTTCTAGCAGGATTTACCAATAGTCCTAATAATAATTTAGTTCAAGTGAAATTAGATGATTCAGATTGGAATAGTAATATTTCTCAATCTGATGTAATTTGGGTAGCTATATCTGCACCGTTTAACTCAGCACTTGGCAGAGCTAATGGTATAGAACTTTCTGATGTTGACTATATTCAAAATGGCGAATTTACTGGATATAGAAGAGCAAACAACCTTTGGCATAAACTTCATACTAAATATGAGGAAAAGGCAGCTAATTCTACTCAAAATAATGCAATCCAGTATAGAGTGAGAGCAATTTCTCACGGTAATATTTCAAGTTACCCTACTAAATTAAGTAGCGTATCAAGAGTTGACATTAATGCTCCATCTTATCTTGGACAAGCACCGAACATTTTGGTTGCTACAGAATCTACTCTGAGAATGGTGCAATTATCAATTCAAGCAGAAGATAATGACTCTGGAATTCTTGCATTTAGAGTTGGAAAAGAAATAGATAATTCTTTTATAAACTACACATCTTGGTTACCCTGGAATAAATTTATAATTAACAGCGAAAATTCATATTATTTATATCTTTATGGTCATTTGAATTATTATGCATTAGGACCACAAAACACAGCATTCCAAAATCAAAATATTGGATTTTCTGGTCAAAGAAAAATCTGGGTGCAATTAATGGATTATATGGGTAATGTTTCTGAATCTAATCCATTAAGTTTTGTCGCCACTTCTCAAGCATTAGTTGACACACAAGAACCTTATGGAACAGTTAATTTCTTTAATCCTAAAACAAATCAAGAAACTTTTTTATCTAACTTGCCTGAATCTTGGATGAAAATTGATGGTTTTGACTTAGTAACTGGCATAAAAGACTTCCAAATAAGAAGATTATTAGATTCTGGAAATGGTGATTGGTCAGAATGGATACCTTACTCTTCATATGTAAAGGTTGATTTTACAGGCGAAAGTGATGGAGTTAAAAAAGTCGAAATTAAATTTAGAGATTTTGGAAATAATATTACACAACCTGAAGTTAAGTGGAATGCAATTAGGAGACCAAAAGTATAATGGTGCCAACAATTTTTACTGCTAGTTGTTCTTGGAAAGGTCCTAACGATAGCGAGAAAATATTATACTTTTCTGGAATCACAAAGAAAAGAATTACAAATATTTCCTTAGTAGACAGTTTAGATCCTGCCTACGCTGCTGGAACTGCTTTTAAACTTGTTGGCACCAATTCAGATGATTTAGGAAGAATCTACAAAGTAAATTCACAAGACGAACTTACTGTAAACTCTTCTGTAAATTATGGTGTTGATGATTATAAGAATTATCTAATTTTCCAAACTCCTATTACTGCTTCTACTATCAATGTAGTTTTAGAAAGATATTACGCTTCAATACATACAGCTAATCTTGTATCTTTTGAAAAAATTATTGACTTTTCTAATCAGGGTGAAAGAGCAATTACTTCTATGATTGCTTCTGATGACGGAATTTATTTAGCTGGTGTATCTGGAAAAATTTGGTTTTATAATGGCGAATATGTAAGTGGGCCTATTTTTATTCTTCAAGAAAATAGTGTAGATTTATCCGCTTCATCTATGATTACACATAAATTTGAACACGAAGCTGAATCATATTTGTATGTTGCTTCTGATCAATTACCAAGATTATTTAGATCGAAATTAAGCACTGCATATAGTGGAAGTCAATGGGAGCAAGTTTATCCATCTGGAGAATTAGCTTCAAATTCTGGTGGCATTCTTTCTATGGTTTCTGCTTACAATAAATTATTCTTGGGTTGTTTAAATAAAAAAATACACAGATATTCAAGATCACTTTCAATTTCATTATCAGAGCCTACAAATTTAATTACAGAAGAAGTGATTATTAAAGAAACTGAAACAGAATCTTTAGAAACATCTACCATCATTTCAAACAATATTACTGATTATGAAGCAATAGATTTTGGTATTAGATGCTTATCAGTTGGAAAAAACCAAGTATTAGCTGGAATAGACAAAAAGCCAGAAATTTGGTCCTATTCTGAAATACCATTATCAAATCCAGAAACTGATGAAAGTTGGACTACTATAAGGTTTGATGAAGTTTTTATGAATGATCCAGCTCCAGCACAATATTATTCATATGACAGCAATATCTTATCTAGAAATGATGACAATGTAGCTATTGCAAGATTTCCACAAGATAACAATCCTAAACAATTTAACGAATTTTTGGTAATTAAGGGAAATACAGTATCTTCTACTGGTGCTACTGCTTTTGGATCTAGATTATATGAAATTTCTGAAGGATCTGATTGGGAACAACTATTAAGAGCTAATCTTCCAAGCCAAAACTATATTGATGTGAAATGCGCATCTTGGGAAGCAATATCAAGTTGGAATAATTTCACTTCAATTGATGGACACGATCTTGTAATAAATGACTTGTTTCTACTAAAAGATCAAACTTCATCTGGCACTAATGGTATTTATAATGGTGTCTATGTTTATAATGGGGTCAATAATACTCCATCATTAGTAAATATTACACAATACATCGTTTCGGGTAGTACAGTTTTAGGTTTTTACATTGAAACAGGATATATCAACACAGGAAATAGATATTTATTAAATTATTCTAATTATTTATTATCTGGAAATTTTGTTGTTTATAAACCAAGTTACACATTTGAAACTAAAGTTATAAACTTAAATACAAGTCAAGCCGCCACTTCATCAGATTTGCGTAATGAAACTACATTAAATAGTTCAGAACAAATTCCAACAAATTCACTTATTGGATATCAAGGTTTCCAAATTGCAGATCTTTACGGTCAATACTCTATAGAATTCAATTCTACAACATTGAAATTATCAAGTGGAATGAATTCTGTTGAAAAGACTTTAACAACAACTGGTCTAGTAGCAGATTGGCAGTTCTATTCTGTTTCTAACGGTACAGTTTCTTCTGATGTACAGTCTTGGGCTATTGGTCAATTTATCACAGAACTAACAGCAACTACAGAAATAAACTATGATGTTTTCAATGATTCATATAGCAAATATGTCTTAAAAATTATTCCAGCTTTGACTGGCAACCCATCCATAGTTATTGATAACTTGAGTTTGGATGTTGATTTAAATTCAGTTATTTCAATTCGTGTCAAAGCGAAACCAAAATCAAAAGTGTTGTGTCTTGGAAAGATCAAAGCTTATTGGGCTTATGATGGTGGAATTTTTAACATAAGCGCAGAAACAGCATTACATACATCTGATGATTATATTCAATATAAAATCTCACCTATTTGGAAGGGAACTATTGGGAAATTGCAGATAGAGTTTACAGATCTTCCAGAAAATAATGAGAGACCAGACGAAATTTTTATAGATTTAATACAGATTCAATCTAACGAAGATGTCTTTGATATTAATAACAAGCTTTCTAAAATAAGATGGATTGTTGAAGATAGAGATATAAAGATTTATCTTGGTCAACAAAAAAATCCATTTATTGAAAAGAAAAATTTTATTTCTCTAGACACATATAATCCGAAATATTTAGATTCGACAGCTAATTCTAATGATTATGATCACCCATACATTCAGTTTGGAAAATTATATAATGATGCTGGAAATTCTTTAGTTGGATATTCAGATGTATCTTTCATTGTTGGTGAAAAATATGAGCCCACAAACTATAAAGTAATTGATTTTAATCAATCTGTAGTTCTTCCTTCAACAGGTGGAATTAGGTTATTCACTTACCACGATGGAACATTATATAGTGCTACTGATGGATTTATTAGTAGTAAAATTTCTGAAAATCCAAATGATAGACAAAGTAAAATTTTCTACTATAACTCTAACGCTGAAAGTTGGTTCTTAGAAGATATTACATTTGAAAGAAAAAAAGTATTTGACAATGCTGGAAACTACACTTTGTACGGTGTTATAAGACCATTAACAGCAATAAGTTATAAGGGCAAATTGTTCTTGAGCGGACACTACGGAAATATCAAACCATAATGAGCGAAGATTTAAGAAATACATTCATAGCTTTCAGTGGTGCTAGTCCTGGAATCTCTACAAGTTTGACTAATCTATCATACACCTCATTTGATGGAAAAAGAATTTATTTAAACTTTGAAGATATAGATAGCACTGGACTTGAACCTGCCACTGGATTACAATTAAGATTTTCTGTAACGAAAAAATTTGGAGCTATTGCAACCACTGTAACTCCTTCGTCCACTTTTATTGATGCCAGTTCACCAAAGACATTACAGTTAATTTTAGCAGATTCTGACAGAATTGTAGATTCTTCGTATAATGGAAGTGGGGTAGCCTTAACTGCTCAAACAGTATTTGTTTCTTATGACTCTACTGGATTTGGCAGCACAGTTACAAAATTATCTGACAACGATACACAAAAATCATTTGTAACATCATTTACAGGAGTAGGCATAACAAATCTTACCAAAGAAGCAAATGCCCCTCTATATAATTATTCAACCACAAGCACAGACGGAACAAAAGTTTACGTTTATTACACAGAGGCTACTCCACCCCTTCTTCCAATTACTAGCATAAGTGGTTTTGCAGTAAGTCAGAACGGTTCTGGTATTGCAATTTCAAGTGCTTATGTTTTAGATCCAGCTAGCGCAACAAATGGCAAAGTGATTGTTCTTGATCTTAATTCCAGATTAGGAGTTGATGACTCAACCAATCCAGTTACTTTAACCTACACACAGCCTATTTCTGATTTTTATAAAATTAAGGATAGTACTGGAACTGGCTTGACATATGCTGTTTCTTTTGCCGGTAATGCAGTAACAAACTTAACAAGCACTACATTTTTACCTAGAATTACTCAGGCTTACACTGGTACTGGAGTTTCTGGAAATATTGTTTATGTAAGAATGTCTACAACTACGACTCCAGAATCTCCTACAGGCTTTGGAGTTTCATATACAAATGTTGCAAAAACAATTTCAAGTATTGGTGCTTCAGCTTTAGTATTTAGCGGAGTAGCAACAACAGTTTATCTACTAACAATGTCTTCTTATTATGGGCCCGAAGATATAGTCACAGTAAATTACACCCAGCCTGTCTCTAATTTTATTACAGATAGAACTTCTAACGCCAATAAGGTTGCAAGTTTATCAAGTCCAATAAAAGCATCAAATATTTTGACAGATACTACTGCTCCTACATTGGATACAACAAATAGTTATATAGATAAAAATGGGCAAGATATTTATTTGAAATTTACAGAAAATAACTCTAGACCAATGTTGCCGTCTACAGGAATTCAAACTTTTAACGTTTCAATAGATGGCCAATTTACTCCTATAAAATCAGCAACAGGATTGGGAATTACTTTTTCAACAGATGTAAAGTTATCGCTTTACAATAAGATAAATTATAACAGCATAGTAAAAGTTGGTTATAGTGGAGATGGCGGAGCTGCAGCATTGAAAGATAGTTCTAATAACTTTGTTGCAAATTTTGAACCGCTTTTGATATCAAATTATGGCGTATGATAACTACGGGTTTTTCGATCCTAAATATTGGAATGAAGCACTAAATAATAACACTTCAATAGGATACGAAATTGAGGATGAGACAACAGATATTTTTGTTAAGTCTGAATTCTATCCTAATGCCAGTGTTATTTATGATACTGTCCCTCCTAAAGGCATTTTGATATTAAACAGAAAAGCAGATGATGTTGATCCTGGTATCAAAGTTCATTATTTTTCTGGCACTGGTTATTCTTCTATTACAACAGAATATACTGACACAACATCTTCATATTCATTTACTCAAACTATAAATGCTTTTAAGATTGTTTCTGATAAAGATCAAAACATATCAACTATTATTCTCAAATTAAAGAAGACTGGAAGCATTGTGAACTTGGGAGACAGAATCAATGTTGCTATTTACACGCACGATGCTACAAATGATACTCCATCTACTCTTTTAGGATCATTTGCTAGCATACAAATTGATGACTTGACCACATCATTTGAGTCTTACTCATTCTCAAATACAGGTTTAACTTTAACAGTAGACACTACCTATTGGATTCATATAACTTTAGACAATTTACCAATTCCTACTGTTGGATCTGCAACTATTGATATTGCCAACTTTGTTAATAGTGATTCTGAATTTGCTTATTATAACAGTACCGATACAACTTGGATTAGAATTGCAAATACTTCACCATATTATAAAATAACAGCATTTAATACAGCTTCAGCAGAATTGTCTTCTAAAGATTACTTGCTTGATATTTACGAAGTGCCATTTAAGGAAGTAAATGTTTATGGTGGGAGTTCAGATCTTTCTAAATATGAAGTGATTGGTAATGAACAAGCAAACTACGTATACAAAAAATTCAATCCAGTATATGAAGATGTTACAAATTCTGCTAATAATATTTATCCAACAGTTACCAACTTAATTGTTGGAGCTACTGCAAAAAACACTAAAACATATATTCTTCAAGTTAAGAGAACTAAAATATCAGATTGGGAAGATATTGTCGAGAATATTGCAGACCCAGAAACAACAGATTACTTAAGCTTTACTTTTACCACACCAATATCACTTTATGCTGCTAGAATTGCATACCAAGGAGATTACTTCACTATTGATCAAAGAGGCGACATAACTCTTGCTGCTTATGATCAATACTCAGATGTTGTCTCAGCACAAATTTCAAGATTTTCAGATTTTAGAGATGCAACTTCTTTTCCAAACGCTGATTCAAAAGGTTTTATAGATTTTTCTACTGGTGAGACAACTTTCACTAATATAGATTTAACTAATGCTGCTTATTTGTGGTCAAAAAAGACTGGAAATGCCGCTTCTGAAATAACTGCTATCTGTGCATTCAATGACAAGATATTAATTGCAGCAAACCATAAAATGTTTGTTTACAAGAGTGGAGCAGTTTATGAAATCTTAAATGAATCTCTTATAGCTGAAAAATACCAAATTACTTGTATTCACGTATTTAACGGGAGAGCATACGCAGGTACTAATTACGGGCTTGTGTTTACTTCTTATAATGGCGAATTTTGGAGTGTTTTAAACGCAAAAGACCCATTATCAACTACAAATTATAAGTTGTTGAAGCCAATTATTTCTATGACTTCTTTGGGTAATAATCTTTTCTTGGGATCCACTAAAGGAGCCACTAGTGCTTCTTCAGTTTATCAATTTAATGGAAAAGCAATTACAGAACTTAAGACTTTCTCTTCATATGATCAAGTTTCTGCTCTTACTGCTAAAGAATTTACTCTTTATGTTGGTGTTGGAGGTGCCTATGGTAGTGGAGCATCAGCTATTTATAAATATTATAATGCTGAGTGGGTACAAACATTGTCATCTAACTTTGACAACGTTGAGTGCTTAGCTAAATCATCTACTAGAAATTCTGTTATGGCTGGATTTAGGGGTGGACAAATCTGGGAGTTATCTTTTACAAATGCAACAGCTAATTCTTGGGCTAAACTTTATGACACATATGCTGATCATATTTTCAGTATATATGATGATCCAAATAGCAATTATATTTATATTAGCGCTGACAATGGAACTTATGGATACTTTAAGTTAATAAATAGTTTTAAAAAAATTGTTTCCTATTCTTACGACACTAATTTACTTAATTCAACTTGGAGATCTTACACCGGATCTGGTATTACTTGGACAGACATAGGAGACATTGAAAGTTATAATTTTATTGCGTATAGAGGACAAACTGAAGCAATAAATTATACTGGAGCAATTGGAAGTTCATTCATACCACCTGTTGGTTTTACGAACAGTTCTATCACGTATGAAGGTGCAGTATTAGCTTCTAAAGATGGCGCATTATCATTCAGGATAGATAGTGGTGTAGGATATAACTTGTTTGTAAATGATACTTTACAGATAAGTAATTACAATCAATCAACAACATTGTCAACGCTTTATTCTGCTAACGCTTTTAATGTTCTTGAAGGTGATGTTTTAAAAATCAAGCTTCAAACTACAAATAATGTGGGATCTGGTACAACTTTTAAATTCTTGTGGCAAAAGAACACTGGAGAAACATTTGAGACAGTTCCAACTTCTCAATTCTATGGTTCTAGCAAAATAAAGTCTGTAACAGCTATTGGAAACACTTTTTATGGTGCTGGTATGGATGGTAGTGTTTATGAATTTACAAACACTCCGTATGAAAATAATAGCAGATATATTTATGCTAGATTTAAAGATCAAGCTGGAAATATTCAAGGTGTATCTTTACCAGCTCATACAACTGGATTTCCTGTTATAAGCGACAGAATGATTCAAGTAGCTAACACTGCAAACAATACAAGTTCATTCATTCAATACACAAATACTACTGTTGTTTCTAATTCAAATACAACGATAAACCCTGTCACTGGAAACACTCAAAACAATCAAGATAATAACCCAACACAAGGGCAAGTAAATGCTGGCACTGGCTCCACAACAACGACAAATACTAATACTAATAATCAGAATTTATCTACAACTAATAATTCAGGCGTTATCTATCAAATTCAAAAGAATGCTGACAACTCGCTATCTAGGAAGGGGATTTATGTTCCCCCTTCAAGAACTTACCCAGTTTACGCTCCTGACCGTAAAATCAGAGAGTACGGTATTTATGAAGTTCAGCCAATTTATGTACCAACTCTTATTACTTGGACACAGATTGTTGCCTTAATATTAAATAAATATCCATCTACTCCAGATACAACTTTGGATAATGGAACTCAAATAAAAATTTATGTTAAGACTGGAAATACAAGAGCAGAATGTTTAGCAGCTTCTTATGGTGATGCGCAATCATTATCTAGTATTAATGATAGTTTAGCACCAACAACTGCACAATCTCTTTCTGTAGATCTTTCAGCTTATTCTGGAAAATGGTTGCAATATAAGGTTGAACTTATCACTGCAACTCCTAATATTACACCAGAATTACTATCTTTGACTCTTTCATACACATCATCATCAGGAAGTTATTTCTTTACTAGAATGTTTGATACTAATAATTATGACACTGATGCTCCAATGATCAAAAGAGGTTTACTCACTTCTAACGAATTAAAAAACAATGGTAGCATCGTGTACGGATATACAACTTCTAGTGATACTAACGAAACATTCAATTTTGCAAACTACACAGTAATTTCACCTAATCAAACATTCGAATTGTCAGAAGCATCAAGCAAAATTAGATTTGGAATATTCTTAACAAGCGTAGGAACCACTCCATCTATGGTCTATGATTTTGCCGTACAACTTGACATAGGAGATGCTAGCATTAAATTCAACCCAACTCCGTAGGTAGTAATGTCTAATCGTACATCAATTTATAAGTTTTTATATTCATCATTTGGCGATATTTGGTATCCAGGTTATGACTATGAAAATATGCTTACAGCTGAATCTAATTTTTCAGGCGTTTATTCTTTTTTTGGCCCTGGAGTTATAAATGGCTGGGATGTATCTAAACTATCTGATAACAGAACTGATCAAATACTACTTATTGATGGATACAACACAAGCGCCACAAGTGAATATGGACAGAAATTATCATTACTCGATCTTGATTTCACTGTATCTTGTTTAGCAGCTACCACCGTAAATATCACTCTTTCTGGCGCACAAACAATTGATGGAATTTCTGTTGTTGCTGGCAATCTTGTATTAGTAAAAAATCAATCCACAGCTTCACAAAATGGCGTATATACTGTGTCCGCTTCAACGTGGACCAGACATTCAAGTCTTGATACTACATCTGATTATTCCGATAATTTTGTTGTTTATGTAAGTTCTGGATCAACCAATGAAAAAACACTATGGCTTGGTGTTGTTTCATCAGCAAACTTTACTTTAGGCTCATCAAATCTTTATTTCCAAGATGCTTTCAAACAATGTATCAAAGTTAGCACTGGTGATGGAATTATTGATAAATATGCTGCCAAGACTGAAAAACCACGCTACTTTAGACAAACAATAGCAAATACTTTTTATGCCTGGGCTGAATCTGGAATTTCTACCCTGTCAGATGAAATTTGTAATATATCTTTTCCATCAATTCCAGACTCCAAATACAACACATATTCTAATGCTGTATATCTAGCCACTGTCATTTACAAAGCAGATACAACTTACACTGATTTCAATACTGTTTCAGAAATAGTCTACGAAGAAAGAAGAAATCAAATAAATGAAACTGCTGGAGAATTTCAAAGACAGCTTCAATTATCTTATTTGAAGCATAAACATCTTGGTGAAATTAACACTGCAGCAAAGATAGATCTTGGAAATTATTTGGTACTTACAGCTTCTTCTAATGATGGAATTTCTAGCTATGAAAACAATTCTATTTTTATATTAAAGAATGCTGATGGTACTTTATTTAACGACACCATTTCATCTTACGGCACACCAATTGTAAAACTTGATGAAACTATTCTTTCCAGTCTTGATTACACAATAAGCGAATCTAGTAGTCCATATAAAATTTATCTTACCCAAAGCATCAAATCAACATCTAAACTCGAAGTGTATTTGCCATATGCTGTTGACAAGACTTTAATTGCAGTAAATGCAAGCCAACAAATATTATCTACCGCCCTCACATTAAACACATACATAAAGTTAAGTGATGGAACAATTTATCAATTTACTGACGCTGCTGGTTTGACCACTGACCTTTACACATTATTCGCTTGGACAGATTTTCAATATGACACTGCTGAAGTTTACTTGGCAGAAACATTGATAGATCCAGTACACTATACAATCAACCCAAATTCTGGTTGTATTTTACTCAAGAATACAATTCCAAATTACGCTCAATATACTTTCCTTGATTTTTCTGTTGTAATCAAAGCACGTAAAACTGAAATCAAGAATGATCTTACAAATGATTACATTAAGAATTTATCTGCCAACAGTGTATCTACAGGCAAGATATCAATAAATAATTTAAAGATCAATCATTATAGCGAAAATAGATATAAGCAACCTTTGACTTTTACTCCAGATAAATACTTAACCACTGGAATTGGCAAGTCATATTTATATCCTCAAAATACTAATTCTTACATTCAATACAACGATAATATTAGCGCTTTTTATAAGAGTGCAAACATTATCACTAGTTTGAACTTGATTTATGCTGCGTCTTCTAGAGGATTGTTTAGCTTCAATTTAGGCAGTAATACAGCGCAAACAACTAACTGGCAAAATGATTATGGAAAGATTTTATCGCTTCAAGATAACATAATTTATCCAACAAATGAAAATTATTTTAAAAATGTTTATGCTTTCACTTCATTAGGCAAAGTTTATTACAACAATACAAGTAATGTTTGGGAAGATCTAAAATTACCAACAGACTCTAGTGGAATTGCAAAAACATTAGTTGGCTTCAAGATTTCTTCTGATAAATTAGCTAACGGAACATATCAAACTTATCAATATGGTTTGACATCAGATCAAGCTTACTATGCTATTATTCCTGACAATACAGCATATCAAAACTGGAATTGGAATGAAGTTTCTACCTTTTACAATTCTTCTGGTGTGGCAATAACAAATATTTACAATCTTTCTGGGATTGAAGAATTATCAACGCAGAAGATCACATTTGTTGCTGGCGAGACTGACGATATCACAATTCAAAGAGCCTTGTATGTTGGAGCAATTGGAACTAGTACTAAAGGTTTGTACTATGGAGATTTCAGCCAATTATCACAAATATTTAACGAGCAAGTAAAGGGAATTTATTGGATAAAAGATGGCGCATACAAAAAT